ATACTTTCCAAAACAACTCGTGATGATCAGAAGAAGGATAGACTTGCTAATGGCAATTATATCGAAGACACTGCAAATCATTATTGTTTGGTCATTAGCCAGGATGGAACTTCCTCCCAGGTTCTTGTGGCTATGAAAAGCACCCAACGTAAGAAATCTAAAAGATGGAATTCTCTTATGTTGGGGCTTAAAATGAAAGGAGCTAATGGGTTATTTACCCCTCCTTCATATTCTCATGTTTACCTGCTTAAAACGATAGCTGAGTCTAACAATTTAGGTGAATGGTTTGGATGGGATATTACCAGGGTTGGTCCTGTTGAAGATGTGGATACCTATCATGCAGCTAAAGCTTTTGCCGAGAGCGTTGCTAAAGGCGAAATAAAAGTTAAGCATGAAGATGAAAACATTGACAGCGGTGAAAAAGCACCCTATTAAAAAAACTTTTAAAAAAGGGGCGACCGCCGTTGCCCCTTTAAATATGAATGAGAAAGATTTATGGACGACAAAGAAAAATTTATACAGATATTTAGTGGTTTAGATAGAGCCTACGGCCAAACGCAAAGTCGTTCAAAAAATGAGTCAGGTAAACTCGAAGCTAAATCTTGGATTGAAAAAGAAAATTTAACAAAAGAAAAATGGCATGATCACTTAGAAGGTAAGGAGCCTTCTCTTGGTATTATTCCTATTCGTGATGACAATACTTGTACCTGGGGTGCAATAGATATTGATACTTATGATGGTTTTGATCATAAAAAATTAATTACCAAAATCGTTGAAAAGAAACTCCCGTTAGTTGTATGTAAGTCAAAGAGTGGGGGCGCTCATGTATTTTTATTTGTAAGAGAACCAGCCACTGCCAAAGACATGCAAATAAAATTAACAGAGATAGCTGCATGGTTAGGCTACGGTGAGAGTGAGATATTTCCAAAACAAATTGAATTGAACTCAAAAGGGACAGGTAACTTTTTAAATTTACCATATAATCATCCAGAGTTTCCGACACGTTATGCGTTAGATGATGAAGGTAATGCATTGATTGAATTAAAGATGTTTATAAAGCATTATGAAACGAAAGTGGTATCGCAATTAAGCAACGTGGTTATCGATAAACCAGTTACTGAAAAAAAGAATGATGATTTTAAAGGAGCTCCTCCGTGTTTAATTACACTTGCTTCCCAAGGTTTTGCTGAAGGCTCACGGAACCAGTGTTTATTTCAATTAGGCATTTATTTACGCAACAGATTTCCTGAAAAGTTAGAAGAAAAATTAGATCATTATAACACCAAATATTTTAATCCTCCTTTACCAAGTAGAGAAGTACTAACTATATTTAAACAGGTTGAAGATAAAAAATATTTTTATCGTTGTGAAGAACCTACTTTTAAATCGGTGTGTGAAAAAATAAAATGTCAATCACAGAAATTTGGTGTGGGTAATTCTGCGTCGAATGATATTACCAGTTTAAAAAAATGGGTGTCAGATAATCCTATGTATGAATTAACTCATAATGGAAAAGTTATTATCTTAACAGTTGATCAATTAGCTAGTCATGCTGAATATAGAAAAGCGTGTATAGCGCAAGCGAATGAAAGCCCACGGCCCATGGCTCCTGCTATTTGGGCAGATATGGTTGATAATCTTTTAAAAGGAATGGGTGAGGGAGATTATATTCAATTACCAGGAGAAGTAACAGCTAAAGGTCAATTCCTAAGTCAATTACAAATATTTTTAGAAAACAATAGAGGAGCAAAAGATAGACAAGATGTGTTGCAAGGAATGGTTTATGAACATGAAACTTATTTCTTTTTTAAGCCACAATCCTTTAGAGATTTTTTAAAAACAAAAAGATTTACTAAGATGTCTGATTCACATCAATACAAAATATTTTCTGAGTTTCAAGGTGCCACTGCTAAATTAAAAGTAAATAACAAACCAGAGCATTGTTGGAAAGTACCTGTGTCTGTTTTAGACACTCAATATAAATTAAGTGAAAAAGATTTTAGTGAGGAGGATCCATATTAATGAACCATTTAGATTTATTTAGTGGCATAGGGGGATTTTCCTTAGGTTTAGAAGCCACAAAAAGAATTAAAACAGTAGCCTTTTGTGAGATAGATAGTTTCTGTACAAAAGTTTTAAATAAAAACTGGCCTACTGTACCAGTATATAATGATATAAAGGAGCTCACATATGAAAAACTCAAAGCAGATGGAATTAAATCTATCGACATCCTCACAGGTGGCTATCCGTGCCAGCCATTCAGTATCGCTGGACTTAAAAAAGGTGAAAAAGATCCAAGACATCTCTGGCCAGAGTATTTTAGACTTATCAAAGAATGCAGACCAACTTGGGTTATTGGAGAAAATGTTAGTGGACACATTAAACTCGGTCTCGACACCGTACACCAGGACTTGGAGAGTGAAGGTTACACCTTCAGAACGTTTAGTATTTCAGCTGCGAGCATCGGTGCCAACCACCAAAGGGAAAGAATCTGGACAGTGGCTTACTCCCAGCGCAACTGCGATTTCAACAAGGAGCAAAGAGGCGATGGAGAAGAGAAAAAAATATCGAGAGAGTATAGGAAGGACAACAGTACCACCAGGCAATCTAGCGGAACAAGTACAGTATGGAAAACCGGTAACGAACATGCCAATGTGGAGGACGCCAGACGCCGCAGCTGGGGGGAGCAATTTACCAGGAATAAAGAAAGCCTTGGACGAGGGACATCTGAAAAGACCGAGCGGTCAACAAATACAGATACGACTCCAGGACCAAGTGAAAGAGCCGAGACTATGGCCAACACCTCGAGCGTCAAAAGCAATGGCAGAGAAAACATCGACGATAAAAAGTCGAGGAAGGGACAAGGGGAATTTAGAGGAAAGAGTTGCCATGAAGAGCCAAACCGAAACTGGTGGGACATTGAACCCGACGTGGGTAGAGTGGCTGATGGGGTACCCGACAGGACACACCGACTTAAAGCCTTAGGTAACGCTGTCGTACCACAAATACCTTATCACATAGCAACAACTATACTGGAGGTTACGGATGCATAGACATATTGTTATAGGTCCTCCAGGTACAGGTAAAACAACTTTTTTAAAAAACAAGGTAAATGAGTTAGTAAAAAATAACATTTGTTCTCCTAGAGAGATTGGGTATTTTAGTTTTACTGTTAAAGCTGCAGAAGAAATTAGAGACCGTGTAGTTAATGATAGTTCTTATACGAAAGATGAATTGAAACAAGAGTATCCTTACTTCTGTACTTTACATTCATTAGCTTATAGACAGCTTCAGTTAAAACAATCGCAAATTATGGATGATCATGATTATGAAGATTTATCACGGCTCACGGGACATGAATATGTTAATAAAATGAAAAAAGGAAATGGTGTAGATATATCTATGCCAACAGCTAAAAGTGAATACCAGGATCTTATTAATTTAGCCTACGCAAAGTATCCTGATGATGACGATCGTTTAATAAAAGTTTTTCGTGATACCACACTCAATAACTACGGCGCACGGAACATGATTGAACAAATGGATTTAGATCTTCGTAAATTTAAAGAAGATAGAGATAAGTTTGAATACGTTGATTACTTTATTCAATTTTTAAAAAAAAGAAATTCTCCTAGATTAAAATATTTATTTATAGATGAGGCTCAAGATCTATCCAAACAACAATGGAGAATTGTAGACATGTTACAGGAAGAATCTGGAGCATTAGAAACTTATGTAGCTGGAGATGATGACCAGGCTATTTTTAGATGGGCAGGAGCTGACATTGAGCACTTTATAGATATGGCTCATGATTCAAATAATACTATTATTCCTTTAACACAATCTTATCGTATTCCAATTAGTGTACACACACTTGCCACAAAATTAGCACAGTCAATATCCCAGCGTATCCCAAAAGAATATAATCCGAGAGAAGAAGAGGGGATAAGAAAAGTCTTAAATATCAGACCTTTAAACAAAGGACTTAAAGAAGGTAATTGGTTAATTTTATGTAGGACGCACGAAATTGTAAAGCAAGTATGTGAATCTTTAGAAATATATGGATGGTTATATAAACGTTATGGGCAGTCTGTAATTAATTTTAAGTACATCGAAGCTATTAGAGCATGGACATCTCTTCAAAATGGAAAAGAAATTTCAGGAGTACATTGTGATACTCTTTATAATTATATGGATAGCACCAGAATAAAAAGAAATTATGGTGTATTTAAAGGACAACCAGAACAAATGTTTAATTTAGATTTGCTTATTAAAGAATATGGGTTAAGAGAAACTATTAAGTTATCGCAAGATAAAGAAGTAAGTGTGAAAGAGATAGCCTGGTATGATATGTTAAACGCAAAAGGTTTTAAAAGAAGAATAAATTATTTAAGATCTATAATGCGTTCAGGAAATAAACTAGATGCTATTCCTCGTATTGAAGTTTCTACTATTCATGCCAGTAAAGGAGGGGAAAGAGATAATGTAATGTTAATTACTGATTTATCTTTTGGTCCTTACAAATCTTCTACAGCTAATCAACAAGGACGGGATGATGAAGCAAGAGTTTTTTATGTAGGAGCTACGAGAGCGAAGAAAGAATTACATATTGTTCATCGAACAGAAGGACAGTACGAATATGAACCTATATTTTTTCATGAAAGGAACTGTGCATGATTTGTAAAGAATTACTTGATGAAGCTAAAAAATTAATTGGTGGTGATCGTCAAGAAGAGTACGGTGATAAATTAAAAAATCATCAAAACATTGCTGACTTATGGTCTGTCTTTTTAGAAAAAAAAATTACAGCGCACGATGTGGCGATATGTATGGCATTGGTTAAAGTAGCACGGCTCATGAACCAACATAAAAAAGATAGTTATATTGATATGGCGGCTTACGCAGCAATTGCTGGAGAAATAGAAGCAAGAACAAATAAAAAAAATATTTCTTTTGAATCAGAAGGGGAAAGGAGAGGAAGAATGACTTCTGAAAGAATTAAAGAATTAAATAAAAAACAGGAGAAGAAAAAATGAAAGACCAACCTAATTGGTTTCCTAAAGTACACCGCATGCCTAGTGAATGGGTACAACCAGACACTTTTCCTGATTTATCTGAGTATGACGAAATAGCTATTGATTTAGAAACTAAGGACCCAGGAATTAAGTCTACTGGTCCTGGATATATTCGTAAGCACGGCGAAGTAGTAGGTATTGCTGTTGCGGTCGACGGATGGCAAGGATATTACCCCATTGCCCACGAAACACCGCCCAATATGGATAAAGAATTAGTTACCAGGTGGCTTAGAAAACAATGTTCTTATGAGAATATAAACTATATTTTTCATAACGCTTTTTATGATGTGGGTTGGTTAACGACGATGGATATTGACATTAAGGGAAAAATAATAGACACTCTAATTGCTGCTCCTCTGGTAGACGAGAACAGGTTTCGTTTTGATCTAAACTCATTAGGAAAGGATTATCTACAAGAGTCAAAGTCGGAAACCCAACTCTACGAGGCAGCTAAAATGTGGGGATTAGATCCTAAAGGAGAATTATGGAAGCTTCCTGCCTCACATGTAGGAGAATACGCAGAGCAAGACGCAGCTGTAACGCTACGCTTATGGCATCATTTAAAAAAGGAAATAACTGCACAAAATTTAATAAATATTTTTGAACTAGAAACAGATCTTTTCCCGGTTCTTTTTAAAATGAAACAAAAGGGGGTACGGGTTGATTTAGAAAAAGCGGAGGTAATTAAAAATGATTTACAATCTCAAGAAAATAAAATCTTACGTTCAATTAAAAAACTCACAAATTGCGATGTGGAAGTCTGGGCAGCAGCTTCAGTGGCGAAAGCATTTGAATCACTCAAAATTTCTTATGACCGCACACCAACAGGTCAACCAAAATTTGATAAAAACTTTTTGGCAAGTCATGATTCTCCTTTGGCAAAGATGGTTGTTGAAGCCAGGGAAATTAATAAAGCGAGAACCACCTTTATTGAAAGTATCACCAAGCATTCGCACCGTGGACGGATTCATGCTGAAATACACCAAATGCGATCGGACCAGGGAGGAACGGTAACAGGTAGATTTAGTTACTCTAATCCCAATTTACAACAAATTCCTGCAAGGAACGCTATCCTGGGACCATTAATTAGATCTTTATTTATTCCGGAAAAAGATTGTGAGTGGGGTATTTTTGATTACTCGCAACAAGAACCACGGCTCGTGGTTCATTATGCATCCATGAAAACCTTCTCAGGTGCTTCTAAATTCGTTGAAGCGTACCAAGAGGAGGAAAGTACCGACTTTCATCAATTAGTCGCTGAGATGGCTGATATACCCCGAAAACAAGCAAAGACCATAAATCTAGGTTTATTTTATGGTATGGGAAAGGGTAAATTGATGTCTCAACTAGGTGTAGACCTAGAAACAGCCACAGATCTTTTAACAGGATACCATGAACGAGTACCTTTTGTTAAACAATTAATGAATGATACAATGAACAAAGCAAGTAAAAAAGGTTATCTCTCTACATTATTAGGTAGGCGTTGTCGTTTTGATTTATGGGAACCATCAAATGAATGGGGCTCTAAAGCTTTACCTTTAAAAGAAGCTCAAAGAGAATATGGTGAAAGTTTTATTAAACGTGCCTGGACTTACAAAGCATTAAATAGATTAATACAAGGATCAGCTGCTGATCAAACTAAAAAAGCTATGCTTGAATTATATAAAGAAGGATATTTAGCACACATACAAGTTCATGATGAATTAGATTTTTCTGTTGCAAGCGACAAAGATAAGAATAAAATAAAAGACATTATGGAAAATTGTGTAGAATTATCGGTCCCTAGTAAAGTTGATATTGAATGTGGAAAGAACTGGGGAGTTGCAGGTGAATAATGAAATCTTTATGTTTAACATTATTCTTGTTTTGCCAAACAACATTTAATAATTTTGATTTTGAATATTCAAATAAAAAAGAATTTGTTCAAGGCATTGTTGACTGTACTTTATTAGCGAATACATTTATTCCTCCAACCGAACGTGTTGTTATTTTAATTAGTGCAGCACAAGCTGTATTAGAATCAGATTGGGGTGAATCTCGTTTTGCTAGAGAAGGAAATAATTTTTATGGTATTATTGAAACAGATCCGACCTCACCACATTTAAAAGCATTAGGTAATTCTGACATTATGATTCGAACATATGGAAGAAAATGTGAATCGGTTGCTGATTATATTAAAGTGTTAAATACACATTCTAGTTTTAAAGATTATCAAGAACTTCTACTTAAACAGTGGATTAGTGGAGAAGTAGATCCCGTGGCTATCGTGAAAACGTTGGAAGATTATGCTTTGGATCCTCATTATGTGGATAAAATCCTTAATACTATGGGAGGATTACTCAAGGAATATCCCAATATTTTTCATTTGACAACTAAAGCCTAATCTTATATTATCCCATTAAATGAGAATGGTGCAACATTCTCCGAGTATGGCTGAACAACTGTCACAAAGTAGTAAGGCACACTTGATGATCGATATGAGGCGAATGCCTTGAAGTGTCAGAGGGTGGTACTGAAGTACTTGTTAACATTTAGGAAATGTTGATTTGTCGGGAAAAGGTTGGGGGTAGTCAAAGAATCCCCCTACTCACAAACAAGAAGGAGAAAGATATGATTTTAAAAACAGATTACGAGACGACATTCAAAGAGGGATTTCGTCTTGGTGTGCGTTTAACACGTGCCAAGGATTGTTACAGAAGAGCTGCTGATGCTAAACAATTAGGTGATACTACAATGTATACTTTTTATTTAGATGCGGCGAAACAATGGATGGACCTGGCTAAAAATTGCGGACGAAAATTTACACCGACCGTGGCTCACGACCCAAAACAATCAACTTTTGATTTTGGTGATCAAGAATTATTAATACACAATGAACCTTTTGAAAGGAAAACAGGATGAACATTTTGAAATTTAAATCTGTTGCCGTGCGCAAAGATACTTATGATAAATTAAAAACATTAGCGGATAAACAGAATAGGTCTGTGGGTATGCAAATTACTGAGTTAGTTGAAAAAGAAACTAGAAGACAAAAAAGAAAAATTGCGTAATGTTGTGGAGTAAGAAAGAAAGTTGTCATTGTTGTCATAAAGAATATTTAAAAGAAAATATGATGCAAATAAATAGTGGCAACATTATTACATGGTTATGCATTCGATGTTTTAATCTTGAGGAAGAAAGGAGAAAAGAATGGAACACAGCAGCATGATGATTATTGGACTCTTATCTGGTTTGATTTTAGGTTTTGTATATGGCCGTTATAAAAAAAACAGACGCCATGAAATAGAACTAGAAGAGCAACGTAACTATTATATTCGACAATCAACTGATAGTGAAGGAAGAGGAGAATGGATCGCAAGAAATCACTTTTAGAGAAAAGATTACGACAAGAAAGGGAGCGTGTTGGTAAAATTGCGCTTCGTAGCCCACGGACCTGGAAAGAAGTAGAAGATAGGACTCATTGGGAAAGATTGAATAGAATTATTTGGAGGAGATACGGTGGTTAAAAAAGTTATTTGTCCAATGTGTAAAGGCAATGGGTATACACGTCATAATTGGGAAGCTGATGAATCAATTCTTCAGTGTAAAACATGTAAAAGTGAGGGAGAATTAGAAGATAAACATTATAATCAAGTATGGGTTGATGAACATGGAAATCCTGTTTGGTATTATGGACCACTTCATTTAGAGACTGATTCATTGACAAAATATAAAATATATATCGACTAATTGCATTTTTTACAAAAATAGGCTATAATTTCGCCCGTTCACTTCGATATCCCCCGTTAAGAGTTACGCTCATACGGGGGTTATCTAAAGGAGGTTAACGTGGCTAGATCAAATAAAGAATTACTCGCTCAACGAGATATGATAGACCAGTTGCTTGCAGCTCGGACCACGGAACACGAACGAAAAGAAACTCTCAAATTAATGGATGATGTATATTTTAAGCAAGGTCTGCCTAAAAATGTCATTCCATTTCCATTACACAAAGTAAAGAGGTTACATGTCCATATCCCTCCCAAACAGCCCAGTAAGAAAAATATCTAGTTGTCCTAAATGTGGGAACGTATCTATAAAATTTTTTGATTCTAAACACGACCGCTCATATACAAAAACTGAGTGGGAAGTTATTGTTACTGAAGGTGCAGCTCATTTATATGATTTATTAAAACTGGTTAGAGAAGATCCAAAGTTTTTTGCATAAACACCCTTTTCTATAGATGTTTTTACTCAGATAAATATTTTATCTCTTATACGTGAAAATAGAAGTTACCGAGTTACCGAGTTACATCCCTTGTATTTCCTACCTTTTTAGGTAACTTAGAGAGTTATTTACAAGTTACCAGAAGTTACCTTTTTATATTTACAAACATAACTCGCATTGCATTGTGTGATTAGATATTGTATAATTTCTGGGAAGAAACATCTATATAACAGGTGCATTATGGAAGAAAACAAAGAAAACCAAGAGGTTATAATACCCGAAGCATTGTCAGATGCTCTATTTCACCGAAAGATTACAGGTAAACAAAGAAAGTTTATTCTTCTTTTGGTTCATTCAGAAGGCTTGCATACCGCTACGCATTGTGCATTACAAGCAGGTTACGCAAAAGACTCTGCTGTTGTTCGTGCGTCTGAACTGCAGAACCCGCAGAAGTATCCTTTGGTTGCAAAAGCAATTGAATCAGAGCGAAGAGCTATAGTGGAAAGATATAAATGTACACAAGAACGTTCCTTATCTACATTGGCTAGAATTAGAGATAAAGCTAGTGAGTCTGGTAATTGGAATGCCGCCGTCGCAGCAGAGACTCGTAGAGGACAGATTGCTGGATTGTATGTAGATAAGAAAGAGATCTTAACTGGCACTATTGATTCAATGTCTCGGGAAGAAGTAGAGAAAAAGTTGCAGGATTTAAAAGAACAATACAGTATTACTACTGATTTTGAAGAAATAAAAGACATGCCTAAAATAGAAAATAAGGGTTGACTATAAAATATAATGGGATTATAGGGTATATAAGACTGGTTTCTGATAATGAAAACTCTTAAATGAGGCTACAGGCTACCAGATGTAAAAACATACCTGTCCCAATGAATTAACATTGTGGGTATAAAATATGCCAGTCTTTAAGGTTTGAGTGATACCAAAGGCGATGATCTTTTGATCCATAGAGTTCCTAAATCACTCATAACAAAAGGAGAAAGACATGAAAAAATATACAGTTATACAAACATATACAGCTAAAGACATTTATAAAAATGTTGAAGCTGAATCTAAAGAAGAAGCTATACTCAAGATAGGTGAGTTGCTTAGTGATGAGGGACACCATTACGATACTGAAACAGAAGTAAAACTGCAGGAGGAAAAATGAACGGAACAGTTATTATAAAGATAGGAAAATATGAATCTTTACCTATGACAGATGTATTGTTTTGGAATAGAGTAGGATGGTTACAAAGAGCCATGTTGATGGCAGAAGATTTTGAGTTTAGGTTAATTTATTTTCATAAGCTGCAAGATATGATGAGGAATGTACCATGAAAAATAAATTTATTCCTATGGATGATCTGCCAGGTGAAGTAGAAACTCAAGATAAGTTTAGTTTAAAATATTTTTTAATTATGGCTTTGTGTTTTGGTGGTAGTAAGTTTGTTCTTTATGCACTAGCCATTTTTGTAATTTTAAAATGGTTTTTTGGGTGAAACCTGAGAGTAAATTTTGGAATCAGGTGAAAGAAAATTTATCTGACATAACTTGGACTCGGTTTGAGAATTGGGCGAGTCCAGGCGTTCCTGATTGTTATGGAATAAAAGATGGAATATCAATTTGGGTGGAACTAAAAGTAATTACAAGTAATAAAATAAAATTAAGTCCGTTCCAAAAATCTTGGAATTATACTCATAGTTTAAAAGGCGGAAGAAACTTTATTATGGCCACGACCCTCGAAGGGAGCTTACTGTATATCTTTCCAGGTATCGTGGCTCTTTCCATTGGCTCCATTGCCCATTGTCCTTCCCCCAATTGGCAAATAAGTATGAGCCCAGCCCCGGAAGGCTGGGATGCCGTCAGAGAAGTTCTTCTCCATTGCCCATTGCCGAAACCTTCCCCCGCATAGTCCCATCTTAGTTGGGACTGAGTGCACCAGGAGATGCGTCCCAATCTCCATTGTCCATTGTCAAAGATTTTCCCCGAAAACCAGTAGTAATAAGGAACGGTGACGCCGGAACCTGCAGCTGGTACGCCGGTAGAAGTTCCGTTCTCCATTGTCCATTGGCAGATTTCCGCCACTATTGGGAGTATATAGAAGATCCCGACCGGACTCAGCTGCCTGCTGCGGGAGATGGCTCCATTTCCATTGGCAGAATCACAGGGATTCCTAGGTATGATAGTAGAGTAGGGAGATCCGGACCCTGGTGGAACCTGGTCCCTGGTTTCCATTGCCCATTGCCCAAGCCCCGTGGGGACTGGTATAGTAAGTAAGATACTGAGCGCAGCCAGCTGCGGAACCTCGTGGAAAAAAAATCTTCATTACCTCTTGACTATCGAATAAGATGGGACTATATAAGTAGCGGGGCTGGCAATGAAGCTTCGTCCTTCGCCGGTTGATCAGAGCGCCGTTCGAAGTTTCCATACCCCATTATAGAAAGGAACAGAGATGACTGATAGACAAAAGAAGTGTGAGGACCTGGTAGCAGGTGAGTGGAAAGACAGGCAGAAAGATCTGCAACAAGAAGATTTCGACGGGCTCTGCTTTGATTACGTAGAGGCCAACACATTTGAGGAGCAAAAGGAAGGCTACTGGCGTTGGCAGTTCAGCTGGGGTGGACCAGGTGACGAGCTCAGGGCATTCGTCAACCGTGATGACTCCATCCATCGGCTCGAGTACTGGTACCTAGATTGGTTTGACGGTGCGAAGGTGAACGTAGCTGCAGAGGATCCTGCGTGGCAGAAGATGCAGGATATGATTATGATCACTGCGCCAGGAATGGTGGCAAACGCATGATTCTACATTTGTTAGGCATCGCGGTCCTGGTGTACATCGTCTTGGTTGTTCTGTTCCCGCATCAGGTGATAGGGTTGACGGTTCTTGCATTTGCATCGCTATGGTTGGCCTTAGACTGGACAACAGTTCCCTGGACTCCGTGACCGGGCTCACCTGCATCTCCATTGCATTGCGAGTGGTCGCCCGTGCCTCTCTAATAGTAATAGAGATTCCCCCCAGAGCTGCTGCGAAGGTTGTGTGGAAAAAAAATAAAAATAAACTATTGACTTCTAATAAAATGGGACTATATAAGAAGTATTAACTAGAAAGACGAAAGGAGAACTAAAATGTCGAAAACTGTTAATATATTACAAGTCCTTGAAAAAGCTCATCAGAGTAAAGCTCAAATGAGTAAAAGGGCAAAGCAACAAATCATAGATAGTTATGGTCGAGCCTTAACTTTAAAGAAAGTCATAGACGACTTTATTAAAGTGAATCGTGAACTCGTATTAGATATGGGTGTTAGCGAAAATGCAAACCTATTACATGGAAAGGATTACTCACTTCATGTATCCCAAAAACTATCTGCAAAGATTGATACGAAACTCGTTAAAGAAAAACTTGGCGAACTTGCGTATCATCAATGCAAAGTCCCAACGCAATATAAACAAATACAAGCAATGGCGATCAATGAGGGACAAGTCAACAAAGATAAAAAGCACACAGTTGAAGAAGTCAGCGACTTCCGATTAACTGCTTAATTAATTAAACATCAATACTAAAAGGCGACTTCGGTCGCCTTTTTTTTTGCATTGCATTGCATTGCAGGAAAATCGCCTTGCCTACCTGTATGATAGGGAATGTACACAGGGGGGAAAGTTGGGTTGTCAAGTGTAAAAATAAAAAGAAAAAAACTAAAAAAGAATT